ACGGAAACAATGTCATGTCTTACGCCAAGGGTTGTATCGAGTTTGAGATCGAGCCGCTCAAGTCGTACGGCAAGACTCGTGCCTTGATTCAGGAACTAAGAGCAGACGCACGGCGGTCTGCGCATCCTGAACTCGCTGCAATGCAAGATGCTTGCGCTGAGCTGGACGCGGCATGGACCACGCTGCGCTCGACAATCGTCGGCACGGACTTGGTCGACTTGGTTCAGGAACTCACTGAGAAGATTGAGGGACTGAACACGGCGGCAGCGGAGCAGATAGCCGCTCAAGATGCCATCGAGGACAATCTGGAGGAATTGACCGCTCCGGATATGGTTACGGATGTCGTAGCCGAGGCCGCGTAGCCTAGCGGTAGCAGTAAACAAGGTGATGCCCGCGCCGAGAGGCGCGGGCATTGTTGCGTTGCGTGTATTATGAACAGTGACTCGCTGTATTCGTTATTACCGCGATCACGACCAGTCATAGCCTAGCGGATAGGGGCTATGTCATCGAACCGGGTCATTGTTCATAGTGCATACATAAGAAAGGAGTACATAGCGTGTATTATGAACAGGGCATGGTGTGTCAGCGGTCACCATAGCTTAGGGAGTAATGGTCCTAAGAACGGCATCATGCCTTGTTCATAGTGCATACACAACAAAGGAGTACATACAATGGAACGCCATAAACTCACATTCACGCAGAGTACATACTTTAAGTGTCTGCACGTACAAAGAGGTGAGTACGAAAAGACTCAGCACCACGTGGTAACCGATGGAGTTACAACAGCACGCGGTGACACTCGCAAAAAGGCCGAGAGTCTATTCAATGTATTTATCTACGCTCAGCCGCGGTCTGACTACAAGCCATACACGGCAGGTTCAGGTAGTTGGCTATGAAGGAACTTGAACGCGCATTGCTAACCGCTTCGATTGTTAGCCAACTCATTAAGCCTTCTGGCGCTCCTTGCCCGGTAACGTGTAATGACGACCGGGCTTTTAACTTGTTATACTTCTTCATCACGTGTGTGAACGGGCAAGACCTACACGTGGACGCCACAATTGGCTTCATCACTAAGAACTATTGCAGATGCGGTGGCACACTCACATATGATCACAACTGGTATGGCTGGGCATGGTATACCTGCGATAGTTGTGCCATGGAAACCTGCTTAGACGAGGAGCACAAGGTATGACTATTAAAGGAGTGGATGATGTCTGAATTACACTGGTTACTGTTTTCACTGTCACCGTGCTTGTTGTTAGCGGTGATCCTAGTGCTCGCTACTGAGTGGGCATACATTGAAGCAAAGGAGCATGATGAAGATGAAGAGACACTTAATTCTCTTATGCCTAGTTGGCTGCACAAATGGCGCTAACGATGGGCTAGAGACTACTGTAGGTCCAGCCTACATGATTACACCACCGACGGTGTACTCAGAGAGCTGGCGTCTATGTCCTACCGTGTGGGAGTGGGGATTACCTCTACTCAATGCCGACGGCACCACGATAGAGCCGGGAGAGCTTGATACCCTTACGATATACGGTGAGGGTGATATCACATGGACCAAGAATGATGTCCCTGTTTATGAGCATCGTGTACAACAATGGATAGCTGATCCATACACGCTGCTGTACGAGGACCTTATCATTGAGGGTACATGGTCCTTTTACGCTACATTGACTAACATTGAGGGCCAAGAGAGCGATGCCTCCAATGTGATCAACAAGGAGTGCCTAGCACCATGAACACACAGAATGACAATCTGTTACAAAAGGCCGCAGAGACAATGCGGAAAGCACGGGCTGAAGTAGCCTTCAACCTAGTTGATGAGATGAGGCGTCAGCTTAACCCCAACGCAGGCATCTGTAAGTGTGAGTCGCTTGCCGAGGAGATAGAGGAGTTTCTGCGGTGAAGACAAAGAACTTCCCAGCTAACAAGCTCAGAAGGCAGATAGACGCTAAGATACGCAACGGGGAGAAGATAGACCCCGAGCGTGCCCTTAAACAGCTTGATGCGGCTAGAGGTATGCGCACAAAGAAGGACAGACGAGGAGGCAGACTACGATGAGAAAACGACTATACAGACGAGGTAGTTGGTGGTATGCCACTAAGACCCCGATATACGAGGGCTGTGGTAGTACATTTATGTGTCATGCCTCAGGGACCCGGCAGGTATCCCTCAAGGGACATAAGGTAATTGATCTTGTGTTCACCAAGCGTAAGACCCCGGATAGCTTTACTCTCGCCGTAAGGTCTTACTTTAGCCACCATTACTACTGCATCAAGGAGTTGCCCAGAACAGATTTTATGCACATGGCTCGGAATAGCATACGTCACGCCATAAAGAAGGGATACAAGTACGTACACATTGAGCTAGTGCGCAAGGAGATATAACGATGAGTGAAGTACGGCCTGAGCAGCTTGAAATGCTTGACGGCATGTGTGGGTTGTGTAAGAAGAACTTTCCACACGACGAGCTGCACCCTGATGATGGCCTCTGTGCTAAGTGTGAGGCCGAGTGGGCTGACGCATTCATTGATACAGATGACATTGTATCTTTACAAATAATTGGTAGGAGATATGACGATGAGTAAAGTGATCTGTGATCGCTGCAACGGGATGGGGCATGATAAGAATAGTTTGCCTCTGATCAAGTTTGAGCCTCAAGCACAATCTGATGGCTCTACTAAACGAGTACATACCACTGTTAAGCGTGGCAGTGGGTGCATGAAGTGTCTCGGTCTAGGGGCACACAAGGAGTAATACAATGAGATGGTTCATTACATTGATAGCACTCTGTGTTGTTGGCTGTGCGGCACCAACAGTACTTCAGCAACAGGAGCATGATACCAGAGTCCAAGAGACAGCAGAGAAGTATGCTATATGCAGGAATGCATGGACTACGATATGGTGGCAAGGGAAGCCCGGCTTAGGGCGGTATGATAGGCGCACAGGATGGGCACTTGGACTACATCAACAGCTAAGGGAGATGCGTGACAATAACTGTTACGTTATCCTGTAATGCTGTACGCCCTACTAGTCATCATCATCTTTGCGCTGATCTGGCCCGAAGCTACAGGAGCAATGATACGCGCTATGATATACATTGCGGTATGGGCAGTAATAATTGTATTGCTGTTCGCCGCTATAGGAGTGGTATACACATGAGTGTCTATGTAGTATTACCGATCAAGCAAATCCCCCGTATCTTGGGCGTCTTTACAACAGCACGTAAGGCAGCGATATGCCGTGAACAATGCCAACGAGAGGGCATACCGTGCAAGGTTGTTAAAGTAGAGACCAACAAAAGGAACCATGACCATGACTAAGCCTCTCAGTAAGAGTCAGCAACGACGCTTCAAGGTACAAAAGGACCCCAAGAAACGAGCACGTGTCACTCAACGACATGAAACAGCCGTTAAGTACAACCGCAAAGAACAACAAGAAGAGTTGCGTGATGAACTTCGACAATCCTAAGCCTCTCTACAATCTAACAACTAACAAAGGGCGTCTGCACTGTAGACCTCGGTATGAGCTTAAAGGATGGCATGGGTTCTGTACGGGTGGGATACTTGCAGGCATTACTGCCCACACCCAGTCAGAGCTGCGCAACAACCCACCAAGACAAAGACAATTTAAAAAGGACTTGCTACGACGAGGTGTGTTACCCCCTGTTCCTACTATTGCGGCGTACTTTGGACTCATAGGAAAAAAGGCTCTATCATCTTACCTGTGCGTACCCCGTAAGTATATCCACGACTACATACTTTATAACATGTGGCTTAAGTCCACCACAGGCGAGGGCGGCGCAGACATGTGGGGAGGTAATCAGTACGCCAGTAAGATATTTGCTTTGGGAGACAGAGCCAGACGTAACGAACACAGAGTATCATGTCATTCATTCGCTAGGTACCTAAAAGAACATAAGGACATATGTCGCATGGTAGGTCTAGGACGTACCGCAGGTGCACATGGCGGAGAGGGGCACTCATGGCTGTTTACTATATACGCTGATAAAGCAGAGAAGTACTTTAATGGAGTACTTGATGAACTCAACGAACATTTACTTTACTTGAATAACTATGCGAAGGAACTCAGAAAGAAAGATGAGTACAAGGACATAGTAGAGATACAGACAGAAGACAAAAAGATACATGGACTGTGGGTATGAGGAGGAGTAATGGCTATGAAAGTAAGAGATAGTGGCACAGTTAGGGTGCTAGTGTACGGCACTTTAAAAGAAGACCAGACCAACTACGAACTACTTAAAAGGTGTGGTGCTAAGTTCATGGGGTACGACAGCATCACGGACGACCTGTTAGTACGTGACCTTGGTCCTTTCCCCGGAGTCTTCGAGTCTAAGACAACAAGTGTCGTTAAGGGAGAGCTGTACAGCATGCAAGAAGAGGCACTTGCTCACCTTGACTTCTACGAAGGACATCCCCACTTCTTTCGCAGACGCAAGTTATGGACTGATCTACAGCTCAAACGTGCGTGGGTATACTTCTGCGTAGCTGATGACTTGGATGATCCTAGAGCAAACAATGAGGTCCTATTAGGGCTATGGCATGGATCAGCAGGCGAGAAGCTATTCTGGAAGGAGCAAGCAAGTGCCCAAAAGTAACGTCGTGCCGTTCTACTTCACTGTGCGTGTCGAGAAGCACACCGGAGAGATACGCCAACGTCAAGGTACATTAGAAGCTGAGTCTGTTAGTGCGGCTATGGATGAGATAGAGGCACGCGCTTATGGATGGAACGCAGTCATACTTAGCGCGCAGATTAACGAGACAAACAAACGGGGCGAGATTGCGCTAATGACAACGCAGACCCCCAAGACCCAGAAACAGAAGAGTATAAAGGTCTTAATGCAAGAGGCCCGAGAGAAGAAGGAGAACACGCTAGAACTAACACACGTGCGCGAGTACAGCACGGAGTGGCACCTACCCACATTCGCAGTACTAAAGATGGAGGACCTGTAATGAAGAAGATACCATGTGATCCACAGATAGGCGCAGACATTGAGGTATTCGTGTACAACCGAGACAATGGTCTGGTCGTGCCTTGCGTAGGTCTTATTGATGGCACAAAGGACAAGCCGTTTGAGCCCAAGGATGTCACAAAGGGATTTGCACTACAAGAAGATAACGTCATGCTGGAGTACAATATCCCCCCCGCCCAGACTACACGCACATGGATGGGTCGCTTTGATGTAGCGCGACAGATGATTAAGGATAATCTTCCTAAAGAACTCAGTTATATAATAAAGCCAGAGCATAAATTCCTCTCTAAAGAACTTGTCTCGCCGCAAGCACAGACAATAGGATGCGAACCAGACTTTAATGCCTATGAGGGTGGGGAAATGCGCACCTTCGCAGGGATATTAGGACGACACCGTAGCTGTGGTGGACATATACATTTAGGGGGAGACTTCAACTGTCCTGATTTTGTTGCTGCACTGTTCGCTGAACTCTGCATAGGGGTACAGGGGCGTGCTGGCCCCAACAAAGCTAATACGAGAACCGAGTGGTATGGTCGTCCGGGTATCTACAGACCCAAACCTTACGGCATAGAGTACAGAACACCTGATAACAAATGGACTGATGTAAATGACACTATACATGGTGTGGGCAGTGCAGCACTTAGACTAAGCACGTGGCTTACAACTAACGAGGCTGCTGTTATCCGAAAGGCATTTAGGGCAGTACAATGGACCCGAGTTCGAGACTACATGGTACCGCCGACGAAGATAGCAAGGGGGGATCATGTAGCGCGTGACAGACTACGTACTGCTATTATTAACGAGGCTGTCGGCGCAGGAGTACCACTGTAATGAAACCGTCACAAGCAAATAAACAAGACTGGCGCATGTATTACTCGGGTACATGGATGCACCATATCACACGAGGGCCCGGCTACATACAAGTTCTGGACGGTGACTTACACTGGTCTGATGGTAATGAAGCTCATCCTGCTGTACAAGTCGAGGCGGCAGACTTAGAGTGTTGGTGGCCCAGAAGCGGATCATACAACACACCCGGTGGGGCTGTTTACATAGCCCGGAGAGCTGCTAGAAACATGCGTAAGTCAGCGTGTATGGGAGACCACTACCGGCTTACGTATGGTCATGGTCGTGGTGATTGCATGGCTCTTATGGTTAACGGGCCCGACTATGTAACAATAAAGGATGCTGTTAAAGCAATAAACAAGAACATTGCAGCCTCTATTGCGATCACCCGTGATATTATAGTAACACCCACAAACAAGAATGAGATTGAGGTTGTATTCAGAGGTAACCCCACAGGAATACTAAATGACGATGGCTTTGAGCCGTACATACAAGCTGATCCACTAGCTAAGCGTGCGTACATTAAACTAATGCAGGAAGGTGTACTATGATTAACCTTGAGACTAAACTCTCTAAGCTAGTCCCTAACGTAGCCCGAAGAATAGGTCCCCGCGTAGGAATAGAGCTTGAGTATGAAGGATTTAGTCCTCGTCAGTTCGCTGCGACCGAAACAAAAGTAACAAAGTGGTACTTAGAGAACGATCCAAGTCTACGCGGAGGAGGTATTGAGCTAATCAGTACCATATTACAGCCGGGGGCTGTTAAGTCTGCCCTAGAGGAAGCAGTAAACATAATCAAAGCATCAAGAGCTAAAGCACACATACGATGCGGGGTACACGTCCATCTTAATATGTCTGATGTGGTAATTAAGCATCTATGGAACCTAATAGTGTTGTATGTCCTAATGGAGCCGTCTATATTCAAACAATTTGCTGATGGTCGTGAATCCAGTCACTTCTGCGTACCGCTGTGGTGTAATGCTCTGTTTGCCCAGACGCTGTACGGTGATATTAAGCATCTACGAGTAGGTATGAAGGCATACAAGCAGCCCGCACAAGATGAGCCTATACTATGGCGAGACCATCCTATAGAGGCAGGCATGGTGCAGGAAGCAAACATAAGAGTGCCCGGTCGCATACACGACCCCCTACGCAGAATACCGAAGCCACAGCCGCAATTAGGTGTATTTAACTGCATCAAGTACTCCGCACTTAACTTTAAGCCACTGAGTACATTAGGTAGTATCGAATTTAGGCAACACCCAGCGACGACCGACATGAAGAAGATACAACGATGGGTAGACTTCCTGCTAGGACTACGTGCCTTAGCGGAAGAATACGACGATCCACTAGATATATTAGACCAATACGAGGAGATTGGACGCGCAGGTATGTGCGAGAAGGTAGGTCTGGAGCACAATAACGTCGATGAACTAGACCAAGAAGAAGCAATAGACGTTGCAACTATGGCGGCAGGTCATAAGCCTACGCCTTGGAATGAACTTGAATGGGAGATCAACTAATGTGTGGAATTGTTGGTTATATATCAACGAGGGACGAGAAGTACATAGAGGAGAAGCGACACTTCATGCACTTTGCTCTCACATTGGATACACTGAGGGGCTTTGACTCCACAGGTATTATCAATGTGGATCAGAGATTCCGCGTGACGACACAGCGCAGCCTCATGGCAGGAGATAGGTTCGTCCACTCTAAGCACTACAAGAAAGATTACCAAGACGCGTGGTGTAAGATTGGCCATAACCGAGCGGCAACTATTGGCAATATCAAGCTGAAGAACACCCACCCGTTCAACTTTGGACCAATCACGCTAGTACATAATGGGACATTGGCGCACAAAGGCGCAAGCCTACCGACGTTTGATCATACACTGACAGTGGACTCTATGCAGATTGCTCTTGCGCTATCACAGGGAGAGCCAAACGAAGCGGCTAAGATACTTGAGACTATCGACGGTAGCTTTGCCATCGTGTGGACTGACCAAAGGAATGAAAGCGTCAATATGGCACGCAACAGTGACCGCCCAATACATTACGCATGGAACAGGACTAAGGATATCATGTGGTTTATGAGTGATGGGCTTCACCTCAAGACAATCAACAAGAGTCTATGGAAGACACCATGTGAAGGTCATACTGTGTTCCAGATGGATAAGTACAAGATACTAACATTCCGAAAGGGAACAGTCGTGCCGGTGGTCACGGCCTTTCGCCCTTTTGTACGCACTCAGCGGAACACCTCCGGCCCGATAAAGACCGGTGGAAGCCCAACAGCCTTGCAGCGCGCTACCGACAAATGGAGCGAGACTATAAAGGGTCAGGGAGCTGGTGCGTCAGGAACGGGCGTAAGGTCTGGGTTGAGGGCAATAGACATGCGGATACAGGTAAGCGGAAAGAGTCGCAGGCTACTGGTAACACACCTGAGCGAGCTACATCGAGAATTCGACTTAAAGCCGACACGGTATTTAGAGTTCTCGCCCGTCATAAAATACGTACAGAAAAACGGCAGATACACCGTACTCGGTGACATCGTACATGATGAGTGGGGCGATAGTGAGTGGGACGCTGTGATATACGACGTCAAGCCTGCCCTAGCTAATGCGTATGATGGCCAGAACTGGACAATAAACCCTGTGGGACTAAGTAGACCGCATGTAATACCCGACAAGGTAGAGCAAGCAACAGTGCCCAGTGTGCTATGTAAGCTGGTTAACTGTGACTGGGAGCAGTTCAAACCTATGGAGGGACCCCCCGACCCAAAAGTAGAGACGGACAACACGAGCCCAATCTTAGTGTTAGTTGGGGATATGGAGATAGAGGTCGCAAGGTTGGACAAGCTATTGGACTCGGGCTGCGTATCTTGTACCGCAGCTATGACTATGGACGATACAGGTTCCGCGCTCATTGTAAACGATGGCCGGGACTTGTTATGCGGGGGTTGTTTGGCAACTCTGAATGGATCGAAGCTACGAGACTCACTCGACGAGAGTCCAACACACTTGAACTAGAGGAGAATAAGAAATGAGTATAAGAATTTACCCATACAAGCTACGATCAAGGGGAGCACGTGCCTTGGCGAAAAGACTTGGGGTACTAATAACAACGCCCAAACAGATACGTAAACACAAAGACTTTGGGACTATCATTAACTGGGGTAGCGCAGAGGAGAAATTCAATGGGACCTACATTAACACTCCCGCAGCGGTGGCGAATGCTCAGTGTAAAGCGGCCACTTGTACTGCCTTGGGACTACAGGACGTACCGACGCCTCCGCACACAGCTGACATGGACACAGCACGCGAATGGTGGGGAGATGGAAAGGTCGTGGTCTGCCGTCAGCTACTTCGGGCCAGCCAAGGTCGTGGAATTGTACTTGCAGCACGTGACCTCGATCAGCCCATCGTTCGTGCGCCGTTATATACGCTATACGTAAAGAAGCAAGACGAGTACAGGGTACATTGTTTCCGAGGAGACATTATCGATATTCAAATGAAACGAAAACGTAAGGAGATGAATAATGAAGAAGTTAATTACCAGATTCGCAATGCACATGCTGGTTGGGTGTTTTGCCGTAGTGGAGTGGATGCTCCTGCTGCTGTACGTACTAGTAGTATTTCTGCCGTTGCTGCCCTTGGGCTTGATTTTGGGGGTGTTGATGTTGGCTGGAATCAGCACGGGGAAACTGCTAGTGTATACGAGGTTAATACTGCTCCGGGTATTGAAGGCACAACACTCGACAAGTATTACGAAGCTTTCGCGCAAGCTCTCCCCGAAATTAGAACTGGAGCGTTCAAGCGCCGTCGGTCTATGGTTTAAAAAGGAGAATTGATTATGATGGTAAGAGGTATGTCAACGTGTGCTGCAAAAGAGCTGATAGGTATCAACGAGGATTTCACCGCGGCCGGTGCTATAAAGGCTCTGGTTAACCATACTAGCGTAGAAATGAGACAGGCTCTACAATCAAATAAGAAATGTCCGTCTAACTTTGGTAGTGCCTTCGTAGTTGTAAGTTATGCCTACGATAAAGCTAATGGCAGTAAGGCTCCACGAGGACCCCGATCATTTAAGCAAGCTTACCGTATTGAGACGTTCTGTGACTACATCGCTAGGAATAAACTTGGCACTACTGTTATTGCACAAGATAACAGTAACCCGGTACATCAGGGTGAAAGCATACTACGTAGTATGATATGGACCCCAGATAACGTGGCACTATGGAAGTTCGCTAAGAAGATGAAGTATTACACAAAAGTGCCCCCAGTATCTAAGATAACGACCCCCCCTCAGTATGCGAGGCTTTGGTAGGATGTTAAATCCATACCCCAATAACCCGCTATGCGCACGCCCCACCAATAGTGGTATGCGTAGATGGTGCCAATGTCAGGGCTGTTTGAAGTATAAGGAGGAGCAGGATGATACGACCAAGAAGCAACAAGAGCTTCCGATCCGTCCTAAACAAAGAGACTAAGAAGAAAGGTGATGTCATAGACCACCTCTCTGCTCAGTTCAGCGTACAATATGAAGATGGAACCTTCGGATTCCTGTTCTATAAGGATGAAGGAGTAACTTTCACACGTGTTAACTATAAGGAGAACAATAATGTTACCAGTAACTGTTAAAGGAATTATGTATAGGTCGATAGCTGAGGCATGGCGCACTACGTCCCCAGATACACTTAAACTTATCACTGTTAGACTGAGGTTACGGAACAAATGGGGTGTCGATGATGCATTTCTGACCCCTACGGTGCTCCCAGCAGAGCGTAGAATGAGTAAGAATCTAAGAAAGGGGCTTCCCATTCGTTAATATACTATAAGATACTGAAAAATAAGAGGAATAAAGTATCATGAAGTCAGAAATCATTCTGTTAGCAGGCTCTCTAGCACCCGGCGACACGATAAGAGAGATGTGTCCAAGGTGTGACGGCGGCAGTACACGAGAGAGAAGCTTATCTATTACACTTAGTGAAGACGGACAAGTACTTTGGCAATGCTTCCGTTCTAAGTGCCCAGAGAAAGGATACACTGGCCTTAAGAACACGACAAACTCTGGGTTAGTACAGAAGCCAAAGCCTAGAGCTGTGTTTGAGGGAAAGGTAGAGGCATTGAATGCTGCGCAGCTAGAGAGAATACGCGAGCTATGGGGTATTACTAACCCCCTGCATTGGTGGTGGACACCGGACCATGGGGGGCGTGTGGCCATGAGTATCAGGTCACCTAAGTACGTGCATCGGGGGTGGGTGCTGCGTGACATCTATGGTAGGTCTCGCATCAAGGCACTCACATACGTTGATCAGAACGAGGAGGGAATATCATGGTACAAGACAAAGATAGGCGCACCAACTATGGTAGTGGAGGATTTACCTTCCGCAATCAGGGCGAGTGGGTATGTGAATGCTGTGGCGCTGCTTGGGACGGGCATTGGCTTGACGAGAGCAGACGAAATCAACTTGTATGCCCCACGACCGATAGTCATTGCTCTGGATCAAGATGCCACGGCGGAAGCGTTCCGACTTGCTCATAAGTGGGCACTACTATGGGGTGACGTCAAGGTACTACCTCTCAAACAAGACCTAAAGAACATGGAGGAGGAGGCATTATGCAAGCTACTTACCAAATTGTGAGGGCAGAGAGTATAAAGAAGCTGGAGAAGTCAGTCAATGCATGGATAAAGCATGGATGGACCCCGACAGGAGGCCCTATGCGCACCGGCAGTGGATACGCACAGGCTATAGTAGCGTGAGCCATGTGTACGTAACATCTGACTGGCATATTGGTCATACCGGCGTACACGAGAAGTTTAGGACACAGTTTGTATCTTTACTAGATCACGACGATTACATACTTCGCCGAGCACGACAAAGTGTGACTAAGAAGGATGTTTTGATTGTGCTTGGTGATATTACATGGACTACAGCGGGCATACATAAGATCAAAGAAGCTGAGTTTCCTTGTAAGTTGATAATGGTAGGTGGTAATCACGACACCCTACCAGTAGAGGATTATCTCTATGTATTTGATGAGGTACGGGGAGTCTATGCTTATAAAAGATTCTGGCTAACCCACATGCCTGTGCATCCTAACGAGCTACTTGGGAGAACTAATGTCCATGGGCACTGCCATAGAGGTGGGCCGTGGGAGACACACGAAGAGAAAGGGTATTACAATGCTATACTTGAGTTTAACGACTACGCTCCAGTGGATATGCGACATGTGCATAAAGTCATACAGGAACGGACATGAGAGAGAAGCACGTACTAAGTTCATGTATCAAATCTAAGGAGGCATTCGATGCTGTACAAAAGCACGTTGAGACACAAGACTTATCGGAACAAGGATCGGTTGTCTGGGCAGGAATCTGCGAGTACTACGACACTGACCCCGGAGCAGCACGAGTGGATGATGAACTCCTCGGTGAATCTATTGCTCGGCAGGTATCCGCCGACAAGCACAAGGAGATGTTCAAGGGACTGGTTAAGGGTCTTGCACAATTTGACTCGTCACCGGCAAACGTAGTAGAGGACCTCATACAGACGAAGAGAGAGAGGATCGGTAACCAACTTGCGGCTGCCCTCCTAGCGGGCGACGAGGCTGCAACACTACTGGAGGAGTACAATGAAATACTGGATGCAAAAACGCTTGGAGATGACGAGCAAGAAGACGACACCCGACAAGGCTACAGCGTCCTCGACTTGGTTGCTACCGACTTTGATCGTGATAATCTTATTCGTATTTATCCTGAGTCGCTCAACGACAGGCTGGATGGGGGGGTAAAACCCGGCCACCACCTGATACTATTCGCCCGTCCAGAGATGGGCAAGACGATGTTCGTCATTGAGATGATGGCAGGCTTCGCACGACAAGGTCTAACCGTCCTGTACATAGGTAACGAGGACCCCATCGCAGACATCAACATGCGAGTCGTCAATCGTCTCAGTGGCATGACCAAGCTGGAGGTTATCAATGCCCCACAGAAGGCAGATGATGTAGCACGGGAGCATGGGTACGAACAGCTAATACTTAAGGGACTAGCTCCGGGCACATCACGAGAGATTACAAATCTCATTGAGTTCCACAAGCCGGATGTGCTGGTGTTGGATCAGCTTCGCAACCTCAACATGTTTCAGGACAACTACGTACTAGCACTTGAGTCAGCAGCAAAACAAGCACGACAATGGGCCAAACGATACTCTTGCGTGGTGGTAAGTGTAACACAGGCCGGTGACTCGGCGCAGGACAAAGCTGTACTGGACATGGGGGATGTGGACTTTTCCAACACTGGCATTCCGTCGCAGGCTGATGTGATGATTGGCCTCGGCGCTAACCCGAATCACCAAAAGAATGGGGAGATAGTCATAAGTCTCCCGAAGAATAAGGTAAGTGGCAAGCATGAATACTTTGCGGTAGCTATCGAACCTCATCTGAGTAAAGTAATGCCCCTAGGGTAATAAGAAACCGCGTCGTCAGACGTTATAATAGTAGAGGGAGAATAATATGCAACTAACTCCTCAAATGATTGCCTTCTGTGAGAAGCAGAAGTGGGACGAAGACCTACGACAAGAAGTGTACGTCAAGGTACTTGAATGTGACCACACTGAGACACACGATGGATGGTTGAGTACGATATACTCTAACCTCCTGACAGATAAACGTAGGGCCACTAAGCTCCATGCTGATCTTATCCAAGCTCACTACGACACAATAGTAAAGACGCTGGCACTGGATGGGACTAACGCAGACCCCATGGACATCAGGGACTCTGAGCAGCAGATAGAGGTTAGACTTAAAGATTTGAGTTATCTGCTCCGGGCTACTCTGGATTTGGTATTGATAGAGGGATACACGCCGGAGGAGCTAGCAGAACGGGAGGGTACAACAGCTAACGTAATCTACCAAAGAATACATCAAGCACGAAAACTCTTAAAAGGAGAATAATAATGAGTGAAGCACCACGATACGAAGCAGTAACGACACCGGCGGGTGTTGCTATCTACCCATGGATCACCAAGGCAGACACCGAGCACGTACCTACGGGTGTGTTTAAGGTGGACCTGAGTATCCCTGAGGAGCTAGCAGCGGATACTATCGCTAAGCTGGAGACGGTACGTGACGAGTTCATCGCTACACTCCCTCAGGCTAAGCAGGAAGCGCTCACACCGCGTCCCGTCTACCTAGTGGAGTACACACGTCCGGACTACCCAGAAGACAGCACAGCGGAGCAGAGGAAGGCTCTGAGGGATGCCCATGAGGGTGTACCAACAGGTAATGTGCTACTGAGGTTCAAGCTTAAGGCTAAGGTAACCCCTAAGGACGGGGAAGCATTCGATCAAGCACCCGTGGTAGTTGACGCTACTACAGGTGAGAAGATCACCAAGCCTGTGTACGATGGCTCTGTTGTCCGCATCAAGGGGCAGGTTGTCCCGTACACGAGTGCAGCGAGTGGTATCGTTGGTGTTACCCTCCGCATGAAGGCAGTGCAGGTCATCGAGCTAGTCACTGGATCAGGTGGCGAGGCAGGATTCTGGACCGACTTCGAAGCCGAGTAATGACAAAGCTGGCGGGGTTACCCGCACATGTGAGTAACCCTGACCCAGCTATCTACTGGAGTGATAACTATGTTACACTTGACTTTGAAACGACTACAATCCTTAAAGGCTCTCCACTTGCTAGTGGAAATAGAATCGTTCTTGCCTGTTGGAACCAAGCAGGAGATATACGCGACGCCGGGGGGGATCGACAGGCCCTCTCTACACGTACTACTCACTCATGCTTCGCTAACGAGTACGGAATGGGTGAGCTTGTTCGAGCGTGTGAGCAAGCAGACTTCATCGTTGCCCATAACAGTAAGTTTGAGCTTGGGTGGCTTAAGCGTTGCGGTCTAGACCTACGGAAAGTAGTTGTCTATGACACTATGATCGGAGAGTACGTCCGCGGAGGTAACAGGTACAACATGGTACAGGTAGGCCTCAGCGCATGCCTCAAGAGGTATGGCCTAGCACCAAAGGAAGATTTGATAGGTACAATGCTCAAGATGGGGATAGACACGGCAGACATGCCTGAGTCATGGCTCCTGAGTTACTGTAAAAGGGACATAGCTGCTACACACGAGTTGTTCCTTAAACAGAGAGAGATACTTAAGAGCAGGAAGCTGATCCACCTGCAGTACCAGAGGTGCTTGGTAACGCCCGCACTCACGGACATGGAGTTCCAAGGTATGCAGCTAGACTCTAAGATGGTAATGGATGCTATCAAGGACACCGAGGATCAGTACGCTAAGAAGACTGAGGAATTACAGAGGTACATGGATGGTGTACCTCCAACAGCTACCAAACAGAAGAGTGAGTATGTATATGGGGTGTTGAAGTTCAGGCCTCCAAGAGACTACCGGGGTAAGCTTATGCTGACCAAGTCGGGTACGCCTAGCGTTGCGGCTGATGTGTTGAGTAAGCTTACGGCTAAGACAGACCGGCAGCGGGAGTGGCTGAAGCTTCATAAAGAGTGGGCTGCGTTACACAGCGATGTGACAAAGTACTTACGCAAGTTTGAACTGTGCTGCAACGAAGCAGATGGTCTACTGCAGGCTGTGTTTAATCAATGCGTAGCGCGGACCCACCGCCTCACCAGCTCTGGCTTTGAATTCAAGGTACAGTTCCAGAACCTTAACCGTGCTTTCAAGCCTACCTTCTGCGCAAGGAACGAGGGGTGGTTGGTTGGAGAGGCTGATGGTGCGCAGCTAGAGTTCCGCATCGCAGCACACATGGGTAGGGACAAGCAGGCACTGTACGATATCACGCACGGCGTGGATGTACATAAGTTTAGCGCAGCTACTCTGCTGGAGATACCAGAGGAGGAAGTCAATGGAGACCAAAGGCAAGACGCCAAACCGGAGACCTTCAAACCCCTTTACGGAGGGAAGTCAGGGACCCCGGCACAACAGAGATACTACCAAGCGTTCGCAGAGAAGTACCACCAGATCGCCCGAACGCAGAAAGGTTGGACGCACAAAGTCTTAGACGACAAGACACTACGGACCGAGTACGGTATGATATTCCACTGGCCGGGGTGCAGGATGACAGAGCGAGGGTACATCCTGTTCACCACGAACATATATAACTACCCTGTTCAGGGGTTCGCAACGGCTGAGATTATACCCATCGCCCTAGTGTGTGCGTGGCATCGGATGGCAGATATGCAGAGCTTCTTGGTGAACACTGTACACGATAGTATTGTCGCTGAGATACATCCCGAGGAGGTAGAGTTATGGCACGAGATAGGACGGCAATGTCTGATAAAGGACTGTTATATCCTACTGGAGAAGCTATACAATATCCGACTGACGGTTCCCCTTGGAGCTGGTGTTACGGTAGGCTCACATTGGGCGAACAAGGAAGCAAAGAGAAACGAGGTGACGTACGAAGCACCGGAGTCCCTGTACGTGGACATAGCTAAGGAGGCAGGAATGTTATGAGAACACTTAGGTTTGGAGGCAGACAATGAGTACAGAAGTAGCAGGCGTGGTCCATAGCTTACATGAGAAGGACTGGAACGGTACTATGCTCTACAGCTTTAAGCTGGAGGGTGTGGAGAGGTTCTGGCGGCTCGGGCAGAAGGTGCCTGAGTTCAAGATAGGTGACAGCATCACGTTCACGGAGCGCAACAGCAACGTGGACTGGGGTAGCATCAAGCCTATTGCTAAGGAAGATGTGGTTGTAGTAAGGCCGGGTAGCATGCTGCCGCCAGCTCCCGACGTAGGCAAGCGCATACAACACCAAGCTGCCCGCGCAGATGCTACCCGTCTGGTTGTGGCCGCACTACACACAGATGCGCTACCATGGACAGCGGTACAGCAGAAGAATAAGAGCAAGAAGATTGACCTGTTGTTGGGGTACATTAAGCAGGTCACCGAGCAAATGCTAGAGGAGGAGGAAGCGGCATGAGTAGGAGTACGGTAGTAATCGAACTAGCTAACCTTGCGTCACAGGGCAAGTACAACGTCACCCCTGTCGAGGCAATACGTATGAACAAACTGTTTGAGGAAGTAGCCAAGGTAATCAATGAGCTGGAGACCGAAGAGGCTACAGCTAAGGAGAGCACTGATGGAGAATAAACTAGCTATCATTAACGAAGGGCTGACATACTACGTGATCGAGCCCGTGTCCAAGTGTATGCAGGAAGACGGTAACTTCCAGTCAAATAAGGATGGTACTATCTGCGGGTACGGGGTACGCAACAAGGCTACCGGTATCGTAGAGCACAGCACGGTCATGCTCCCTGTTGCTATCTTTCAAGCTGACTATCTAGACAAGTCTCTGGTAAGTCTGTTTGATAGCCCCGCAATCGAGGTAGACGTAGAAGGTGGCTCCACTGATGATGTGATCCTGCCTGATGAACCAGTCATAAACTAATGTACGGGCTACTCGATGGTGATATTGTTCTGTTCCGTTGTGCTTTTGCGGCGGAGAGGACCCGGTGGCACCTAGCGTGGACGCCTGTGTTCGAGAGAGCCCCTGATGGTGAGGCTAAGCTCTTCCAAGGAGAGTTTCGTGACCACGAGGACTTCGAGTTCAAGCGTGAGTGCACAGATCGTCTGGACGAGGTGTGTCCGGGCATCATGTCCCGAGTGGAGGGTGAGGACTACAAGATATGGCCTGAGGTACAGCTAGAGCCACTGGAGCACGCACTGCAGAACGTACGGACTCTAATCAAGAGACTGTGCGACGAGTGCCAGATCAATCCATTCGAGTTGAAAGTATACTTCAGTGACAGCCCCACGTTTAGGCACAAGCTAGCCAAGACTAAGCCATACAAAGGTAACCGTAAGAAGGACCACAGGCCCACGTACGAGGAGAAGATCAAAGCCTACATGAAGGAGAAGTACGACTGTTACACCGGGGTAGACGAGGAGGCTGATGACCTACTGGGTATCAACGCCACCAAGTACGGACCACACGGTGCGGTCATCATCTCTCTGGATAAGGACCTCGATCAGATACCGGGGCTCAAGTATAACTGGCTCCACAACGTGCATTACGATGTGACACCGGAGCAGGCCATGTATAACTTCCACATGCAGCTATTAATGGGGGACAACACGGATAACATCCCCGGTCTTCCCGGCATAGGTAAAGGCAAGGCAGCCAAAGCCTTACATGGTATGGAGACACCAGAGGAGCAGATACAGGAGTGTGCCCGCATGTATCAGATACACTCTGGCAAGAAAGACTGGCAGAAGTACATGAGGGAGCAGGGAAGGCTCGTGTGGATACGGAGAGAGGCTGGGGAGCTGTGGGACTTTGAGGAAGTAGAAGAGAATGAGTGGACTGTGGGCGAGTTAACACTGGAGGTAGACTAATGAAGATTTACTTGAGCGGACCCATGAGCGGTGCTAAAGACCTCAACTACCCCGCGTTCCACGAGGGAGCAGCCATCTTGCGCGAGCAAGGCTACGAGGTCATCAACCCAGCCGAGGACGATGAACCTGATAACACATGGGGACAGAACCTTGGAGCTGACGTCACTATCATAGCTGATGAAGTGGATGGAGTGGTAGTGCTACCCGGCTGGCATAAGTCACGGGGGGCACGACTGGAGGCATACACCGCACTCTGCTGCAACAAGCCTGTCTTCGACCTGCAAGGCATGGAGTTATACAAGAAACGATGGATTATGGAGGTACTAACCAATGAAAGTTAAAGCATACTTCAATAGACTAAAGCCGTTCTATCTGCTCGGTGCTAATGAGGCACTGGACGAGATAGGATTCGATGCCTACCCAGTAGAGGTAGACGATGTTACACTGGCTAACGTGCGCTCAGTACGTCGGCTGGTAGAGAAGATGGAAGCTCTGTTCCTAGAGAGTGGTGCACCTGAGGACTTCGCGCAAGCTGAAGCTGATGTGCTGGAGGCAGAGGTGCGACGCATCTTTAAGACACGAGCACAGGACAACATCAATGGCTAACAACAAGCTGACACCACAACAAGACATAGCTACACGACAGTTCTTCGTGCTGGTGGCACAGCGTGCGGAGCATGACCCTAGTGAGCTAGCTATAGCTGCCCGTATCTGTTTGAGTCTCCTCAACTATGAGGTAACAGCAAACGGTAGGTTTATAGAGAAGGGGAGTACTGTTCCCGGAGTGTACGGCACACATCCCGATGAACTCGGAGGTGCATGTGAGTGGCTCGATGATTACAAGAGAGCTATCAAACAAGGAGGTAAGGATGCAAGACTTAACAATAAGGATTCCTTTACGCCCGGTAGCGGCGAGTCGCCCAAGGATACCAAGGTATGGTAAGCCGTACTTCCCCAAGACATATAAGAAGTGGCGCGATGACGCCCACAGGGAGGTAGCAGAATGGACAGGAAAGCCAATAGATTTTCCCGTGACAGTGATGGTAATGTTCGCGATACCGAGGGCACGTACCTCAAAGTTAGTAGTCCCTCTGGGGGACGGAGACAACTTCGAGAAGGGTCTCTACGATCTGTTACAGAGGAAGAAGTACTTATTGGACGACAAGTGGATTACGACGGGCACATGGCGCAAGAGGTTCCTCCCTTTCGGAGAGGATGGGTACTGTCTGATAACGCTGAGTGAGGAGACTGAGGAGATAGACTTATGAACACGCTATATAATCAACTTCAGCAGTACCGTGAAAGTGATGAGTGTAAGTACTGTGGTACGCACACATTCAATCCGCAATGCGCTGCGTGTGCCGGGGACAGAGCCGCAATACTCAGGCCGCTTCTGGGAATCCCAACACAGCAAGAAGAGTATGATAAGTTGCGCAAGGAGACTCCTCTCTTCTCTGGTGTGAGGGCCTACTTCCCTGATGCATTGGAGGCCGTTGCACGAGTATCCTTTATAGGTAACGAACAACATAACCCCGGCACTGCACTACACTGGGACAGGTCTAAGTCTAAGCAGGAGTATGACTCCGCAGACCGGCATCTTAATGACAGGGCTAAGGGGATAGAGTTTGATACAGACGGGCAGCGGCACATGGCAAAGGCAGCATGGAGGTGCCTAGCCGCGCTACAGAAGGAGATAGAGAATGAGCGCACTGACGAGGGCTGATCTACTGTGGTTACTCACCTTCGTAAGCAACTACGAGTATGTACTGGATGCCTACCCGGAGCTGTTCTCCGAAGAGGACATAGATGACATCAAAGTAGTGAGACAACTACTAACAGAAAAGCTAGAGGAGAAGATACATGGCTACTGATAGACCCTTAATATTACTTACGTGGCGTGACGCGTGGTGTGGGCAGGCTGCATACGATCCTGACCATGCATATACAAGTCTAGAGACCCAAGACATAGGATGGCTTGTAGAAGAGAACGATGACGGTGTGGTGCTGTGCTCATCTCGCTGTGCGAGTAACAACATATACCGCAGTGAGTGCTTCGTTCCGTGGGGTATGATAGTACGAATGGAGGAACTAACATGAGTGACATGAGAATACTTACGCTGGACATTGAGACCAGCCCTAACCTTGGGTACTTCTGGGGACTGTTCAATCAGTTCATCCCCATTGACTTCATAGTAGAGCCCACGTACATGATGTCGTGG